GTCGATCTGCGGTCCCCCGACGTCCAGAAGCTCCTCGCCAACATCCGCGATCAGATCGACACCGATCAGGCTTCCGAAGCGCTTGCGGAGGCTGCGGAATGAGCGCCCCGAACACATCCGCCCAGTTCGTCCAGACCTATCCCGACATTCGGATCGGGACCGTCGGCGGGTTTGTCGTCGGTTTTCGGAACAGCCACCAAAGCGCGGACTTTCGGGACATTGAGCATCCGGTCCAGAAGGACTGCACCCTGATCCTGCTGCACCCGGGCGAGGCCCTGGACTGTGTCCACGCCGCCGACGCCGCCTGGCGCGACTGGCTTAAGCGCCGCCACCTTCGCGGAGGTGTCAGCGCATGAACGGCTCGCCCTTCGACGACCTGACGCCCGCCGACGTGGTCGGCCTCGTCGCCACCTGCTTCTGCATGGTCGGCCTTTTCTTCGCCCTCTGGATCATCACCCCATGAACGCCGAGATCAAACGCCCGAAAAGCTGGATCGACCCGATCCGCGAAGCCGAAGCCGTCGCCGCCCTGCGGGAAAGCCTGGCCTCCATCGAACTGGACGAGGGCGAGGTGGCCGACCTCATTGAGGGGGAAACGTCCCTCTTCGAGGCCATCGACAAGCTGCTGGCCCGCATCACCGACGCCCACCTGATGCTGGACGGCATCAAGACGGCGGTGGAGCGCCTGCAGGCCCGCAAAGAGCGGTTCGAACGGGTGGTGGAGACGAACCGCGCCCTGATCGAACAGGCGATGCTGATCGCCGACGTGCAGAAGATCGACCGGCCGACGCACGGCCTGACGCTGGCGAAGCGGCCGGCCAAAGTCGAGGTCATTGACGAGGCCGCGATCCCCGCCCGGTTTTGGGTGGCCAGCGACCCCAAGCTCGACAAGCGGGCCCTGGGCGACGCCCTGAAGGCTGGGGACGCCGTCGAAGGTGCCGCCATGGTCACGCCCGCCCCCTCCCTCACCATTCGGAGCGCCTGATCATGGTCAACATGCCCATCAGCTCGACGCCGCCCAGTGTCGCGTTCTCCCCGTCCCAGTTGTCGCTGATCAAGCGCACGGTGGCCAAAGACACGCTTGACGCGGAGTTCGACCTCTTCATCGCCGTGGCCAGCCGCCACCGGCTTGATCCTTTCCGCAAGCAGATTAGCGCCCTGGTCTTCAACAAGGGGTCGAAGGACCGCCGCCAGATGGCGATCATCACGGGGATCGACGGCCTTCGCGCCATCGCCGCCCGGTCGGGGCGCTACAGGCCCGACGAGGACGAGCCGGAGTTCTTCTACGCCGACGAGCTGAAGGGGCCGCACAACCCGCTGGGGCTTGAGCGCGCGGTGGTCCGCTTGTTCATCCTTGCGCCGAACAACGAGTGGCGCCGGGTGACCGGGGTTGCCTACTGGGAAGAGTTCGCTCCGATCAAGGAGGACTGCCCGGCGGGGTTCGACTTCGTGGACACCGGCGACACATGGCCCGATGGCAAGCCGAAACGGAACAAGGTTGCCCGCGGCCCGATGGTTCGCACCCTCGACACGTCGGGAAACTGGGGCCGGATGCCCCGTATCATGCTGTCGAAGTGCGCCGAGGCCCAGGCCCTGCGCCGGGCTTTTCCTGAAGACCTGTCGGGGCTCTACGAGGCCAGCGAACTGGACAGGGTTCAGGCGGAAGAGTTGACGCCGTCCGAGATGGTGGAGGCCGCGGCGACCGAGGACCGGATGGCCCGCATCGGGGCCGGGGTCCACCTGATCTTCCAGTTTGATCCGCACCAGCCCCTTGAGCGCATCGGCCTGGGTCAGGTCCACGACCGCCTCGAGGCCGAGATCCGCGCCATCGGGTCATCCGCCAAGCTGGCGTGGTTCGAGAGCATCAACGCCCAGCCGATGCGGGAGTTCTGGGGCCACGCGAAGGCCGAGGCTCTCGACATCAAAGCCCAGATCGAAGCCCGCCATGCGGCGCTGGCGAAGGAAGAGGAAACCGCAGCATGAAGCGCCTGGCCTTTCAGGAGGCGGTGCGCCGCCTTCACTGCATTGACTTTGACCCGTTGGTCGCCGCCGGGATCATGGCGGCAGACGACCCGCGCTGGCGGGAGTTCAGGGACAACCCGGCTCGCTTCATGATCCGGGCCGACGACGAGACTGCCGACAAGCTCTGGGGCCTGATCACGGTCGGGCGTAGGCCGTTCCCTGGCGAGGGCGAGGGATGACCGCCCGCGACGTCCCTGAGTGGATCGGGGCCAAGCCCGACAGCGCCATCCCGCCCCGAGTCAAGCTGCGGGTCTGGGAGCGCCAGGACGGCCGCTGCGCGCTCACCGGCAAGAAGATCATGCCGGGGGATCGGTGGGAGGTGGACCACATCGTGGCGCTGATCAACGGGGGCGAGAACCGCGAAGGCAATCTTCAGGTCGTCCTCGCCACCGCCCACAAGGTCAAGACCCGGGCCGACGTGGACGCCAAGGTCAAGGCCGTTCGGCTCAAGCAAAAGCACCTCGGGATGCGCCCGCCCAAGCGCGGCCTCTCCCACCCCACCCTTCGCCGGAAAATGAACGGCCAAGTCGAACAGAGGAACAAATGACCGAGATCATCATCACCGCGTTCGGCGCGGCACTCGTCGGCGGCGGTTTGGCTGGCTGGGTTTTCTATCACATTGGCCACATGCACGGCCACGCGGCGGGCTACCTCGTCGGCTGGCGGGACAAACAAGCCGTCAGCGGGGTTGCCGAGACCATTGAGCTTGGCCGCCCCCAGCGCGGGCCCGACGGGCGCTACGTGAAGCGGCGCGCATGACCCCCATACAGGAGACTACACCGTGAGCCTTCGAGACGATGTCGAGATGCGCCTGTTTGAGTTTACGCTCAACGGCCCGCACCGTCGCCCCGATTTTTACGAACTGGCCGACGCCATCCTCGCGCTGGTCCGGGCGCACCTGACCTCAGACGAAGCTAAGGTTCGCGCCATGTCTGCCGCGTGGAAAGCCTACGAAACCGAACAAGGAGGACCGCCTGAAGGTGCCGACGCAATGTTCATGGCTGTTTGCGCCGCCGTCCTCGCAGCCCTAGGAGACACCCATGACTGACATTGATGAGCTGAGATTGCGGGTTAAAGGGATCATCGGCAGGGCTATTTTGTCCGGTATACCTCGAAGTGAGGCGACAGACGCGATTGTTGATCTGCTCACCACCGAACGCGCCAAGGTCGCGGCGCTGGAGGCTGAGGTCGCCCGCTGGCGTAAGGTGGCGGGGGAACTGGCGGGGGCGTTGCGTAAAGAATTGTTCGAGGCGGTGAATTGCTGGGTGCACCATGACGGAGAAAACCCCGAAGGATCGGCGGAACCCGAACACATCATCCAGGGCCGCGCCGCCCTCACCCGATTCAAACAGGAGGGTGGCCAGTGAGCCCGCAGGAAGCTGCAGAACTTCTCGACCTTCTGAAAGAGCATCACAGCATCATACCCGCCACACATAAAGCCATGTCGCTTGCGGTCGCCGCCCTAGAGCGTGAGGCTAAGGCTGAGCCGGTGGCGTGGTTGGTGACAGACGAGCAAGGATTTGCTTGGTCTACCACCGACAAAGACATTGCGGCGTTTAGCGTCAGCAGAACTCGTAACCGCGTCACTCCCCTCTACGCATCACCCCCAGCACCGGAGAGGCCATGACCTCCCGGCTGCTGACCCTTGACGAGGCCGCGGCCTACCTGGCGATCCCGAAGGCCGCCGTGAAGCGCATCCCGGTCCACCCGGTGAACGTCGGCGGCCGGCTGCGGTGGGACCGGGTCGCACTTGACGCCTGGCTGGATAAGGCGGCGGGATTGATCGTCCCGCCCTCCACAGATGCGATCACCTCAGATGACCCGTTCGACCAGTGGGCTAAGGCCGTCCTCGATGATGCCCGGACTTGACCGGCACCGCCGGGTCACGGCGAAGCGCGCCTACGAGTACTGGTACGCCTGGCGGGGCGGCCCGCGGATCCTCGCCGCGTCGGCATCGAACGAGCAGGCCCTTGACCGCGAAGTCGCAAAGCTGGCCCCGGCGGCGATCGCGCAATTCGAGCAGCTGGTCGGGGCCAAGCCCGACGGCCGGTTCCTCGCCGGGCTGATCACCCAGTTCCTGGAAAGCACCCATTACCAGACCAAGGCCCCGCGGACCCGGGCCGACTATCGCGCGGCGCTTGACGTCGTGCGGCGGGATCTCGGTGAGATGGACCTCGCCTGGCTTGAGAAACCCAAGGCCCGCGCCGTGCTAATCGACTGGCGGGACAAATACAAGGCGACCCCAAAGACCGCCGACGCGCGGATGGGAGCTTTGGCGCTGGTCCTGCAGTGGGCCCGCGACCGGGGCCAGATCGCCGTCAATCCGCTGCAGGACTTTCCTCGCCTCTATCGCGTGAACCGGGCCGACCTCGTCTGGACCGAGGCCGACCTGGCGCTGATCCTTCCGCACCTCGGCAGCGACCAGGCCCGGAATGCTGTCCTGTTCGCGGCCTACAGCGGCCTCCGGCTGGGCGATCTGGTGACCCTGCCCTGGTCGGCGGTGAAGGATGACGCGATCATCTGGCAGACGGGAAAGAGCGGGCGGCGGCGGACGGTGATCATCCCGATCACGCCGGAGCTTCGCGGCATCATTGATCGTCTTCCGACAGCTTCCGACACAGGGGCCGTCACGGTGCTGACCTCCTCGCATGGTCGTCCGTGGACTGACGAGGGCCTGCAGACGGCGATGCAGCGGGCGAAGCAGAAGGTGCACGCCGCCGTGCGCAAGTCCGACCCGACGGCCGTCAGCCCGGTCCAGGCGCTGCGGTTCCACGATCTCCGCGGCACCGCGGCCACGAACTTGGTGCGCGCCGGCCTCTCGCTTGAGGACGTGGCAACGATCCTCGGATGGGAAAAGCGAAAGGTCGAAAGCATCGCCATGCGCTACGTGAACGGCGAGACCATCGCGCTCGCCATCGTTGAACGGATGAAGCGGAGCCGATAGAAGGGGAACGGATCGCGACCTCGTTTGCGAAAACGGTGCGAAAAAGGTCCGGGACGACGGTCGGAAATGACCGAAATGTCCAATGATTTCAAACGCGGCCCGGTAGCTCAGCAGGATAGAGCAGCGGTTTCCTAATTGGGCCGTTTCCCTGCAATTTCAAAACGATGCGCTGCGAAAAAACGCAGATGCGGCTCCAAACATTTCAAAGCCTTAGACCGTGAATGCGAAAAAGCCCCCAGACCCGCGAGGGCCCAGGGGCGATGATGACCGGATTTTGCACCTCGACAAACGTGGCGAATTAATTGGCCGCCGTCTGCTTGATCGTGAAGCTGCCGACGTTCTGGTCGGTCACTGTTCCGTCCTGCAGGGTGACGCGAAGGACATAGGTGCCGACCTGGCCGGCGGTGATGCCGGCGGTGGTCTGCTGGGTGGGCGTGACGGTGACCCTGGCCTTGCCCGAAGCGGGGGCCGTCAGGACGACGGTCGTGTTCGTCGGCGTCAGGATCGCGGCCGACGCGC